ATCTAGTCTAGTCTATTCTGGTCAAGTCAATCCTATTCAATATCCCCCCCTTACCCCCCCAAAGGGGGAAGTGTCAGAACATGACCCGGCTATATCCCAGCTTCCAAAAGAATTGGACACCCCCGCATTCCGTTCCGCATGGATAGATTGGTTTGAATATCGGAAAGAGCGCAAGCTGCCTAAACCGAAACCTAAAACTATCGAGGCCAAACTAAATGAGATGATTGGATGGGGGGCCGATGCTTCTGTTGAACAAATCAGAATGTCCATAGCTAATGGCTGGCAAGGGATATTTGAGCCAAAGAAAAAGCCCAACGCGCCAACCCGGAAGGGGTTTGCTTCGGATGCCCTGACGGATATCCTTGGGCCACCGAGCCCGGATGGGCAATTGCCAACGCTGGGGATATTTGACCGGATCAAGGCCGAGCAGAAAGCCGAGAACCAGCAACGATTGCTGGAGATCAATCGGATGAGGGGGGAAGGCAATGGAAGGTAACTGGTGGGATATCCACGCTCGATTGTTCGGATGTTCCGGGGAAAACTGGGCTCAGACATATGCCCTGTGGAATGAGGTGTTCCGGGCTGAGGGCCGATCCAACCGGGAGTTGATTGCCGCTGTTTTGGCTACTGCCCGTAGGGAAAAAATCCCGAATTGGGGAACGGAGCATCTGCAAGCCATCCGGGATGAATTGCGACTTGCCGATCATCAGGCCCGAGAAAAGGATCGATTGGATCGTCAGGCGTTGCCTTGGCCATCCTGTGGACATTGCCGGGGGGCTGGCTGGGTTTGCGGGCTGCCGCATCTTGAGCAGATCGTTGACGGGAAATGGAACCCGGGCATGGGAACGCACCAGACCCAAGCCGTGACCTGCTCATGCCACATCGGCCAGCGGATTGAAACGGGCGTGAATGCCCACATGGAAAAACAACAGCCCGGGCGGGAGCGGAAGTTAATTGGCCTTGACGAATACACCCGCAGAAACCAAAACTATCGGGAGCAGATGGAACGGCACGAAAAGGAACTTCGCGCCGCTGCTGAGACGATGCGGTTGAAGGCGACCAGCAAAAACGAGGACATTCAAGCCCGTCTGGCTGGGTTGCTGCAACGCATAGGGAACGGAGCCCAATGAGCAAGATAATCAAAAATTTTGTGTTGACCGATGAGCAATCCAAACTGGTTGGGGACAACATACGGTTGCTTTATTCGTTCATGAATAAAAACCGGATGCCGCCGATGGACTCAGATGAAATTTATTCTGAATTGTCGCTTGGATTGTGCCGGGCAGCGGTGACATATGATCCCAGCAAGGGGGCATTTTCCACCTATGCGTTCAACGGGCTCAAATGGAAGCTGCGGAAACTGTGGCGCAATTTTTTGGTCGCAGACAAAAAGAAAGTATTGTCATTGAACCTGTCCTACGATGACGAAAAAAAAGACCGGTCATTGATGGCCTTGGTTGCTGATCATCGTGATGACTGTGTACAGTATGAAAACCGCGAGGAAATTGATTTCCTTGCCAATGCGGCTGGATTGAGCCAGCGCGATTTGGAAGTGGTTGATCGTTGCAATTGGGATGAATCCCATCGTGTCATCGGCAGGGATCACGGGATCAGCCATGAACGGGTGAGGCAAATCAAGGATCACGCCCACACGAGGATGTGGTGGGCCGGGGAACAGATCAGGGGGCAAGCATGAAACTGACGATTGAGACAAGCCAGATTCGGGACGCTGTCAAATTCTGCGCCCAAGCCATCCCGGCCAAGGCAATCAAGCCCGAGTTGGCTTGTATCAGCATCACCAGCATCAACGGACGATGCACGATTGCGGCAACCGATCTGGAACTTGGAATCCGTATTGAGATGCTTGAGGCTGATGTTTCCGGGGATGGCCAAATCCTGATTGATGCCCACAGGCTGAACGCCATTCTGTCGGCGGCTTCGGACATGGTGACGGTTCAGGAATCCGGGGAAAAGATCGTCATCCAATCCGGATTGAGTCAATACGAGTTGGCCCGGATTGACCCGACCGGATACCCCGATGTTATCGTTGAGGAATCCGGCAAATCATTCTCCGTCAAGGCCGGGGATTTGGATTCGGTCATCCATGCCACATCCCACGCGGTTTCCCATGAGACTTCCCGCTATTCCATGACGGGAATCCTGATCAGCTTGGCCAAGGAAAAGCTCAACGGCGTGGCAACGGATGGCCGCCGTCTAGTGATCTATGGGGATGACATCCATTCCCCGGAATCCACATCCATCATCCCCGGGCGGGCCAGCAATCTGATCGAGCGGGTGATCCATGCTGACCCGGACGCCGATTGCGGGATTGTGGTTGGCAGAAAGTTCACTATCCGATTTCACAATGTGCTAGTGCAGACGGTTTTGATTGAGGGTAAATTCCCAGACTACCGCGGGGTTTTGCCCAAGGATTCCGAAGTCACGGTTGAATTCACCACCACCGCCGGGGAATTGCTGGACGGAATCCGCAAGGCAACCGCGGTTTCGGATGATATGCACCGTGTGACCATGCGAAGCCACAACGCGGATGTTTTGTTCCGAAGCAAGACGGAGACGGGATACGGAACATCCGTGATCAAGCCCGTGTTGCCGGCAAGCGGGAATTTTGAAATTGACCTGAATTGGAAATACCTGATTGATGCCATGAAAACGCTGGACGCAGCGCAAGAGGTCGTGTTCCATTTCTGCTCGGACAAAAAACCGGCATTGATCACTTGCGACAAGTATCGGTATCTTTTGATGCCGTTGAGTTGATTGCCGGGTGTTCCGGTGATTGGTTCCCACCAAGGAGGGTTTGAGTTGAAAAGCATCTTGTCCGTTTGCGCCGTGGCTTTGGTTTGCGCCGTTTCGGTTGCTGGTGATTGCCCGGATTGCGCCCCCAAGGGGTTCTTTGCCCGCCGGGCTGAACGCAAAGCCGCCCGTTGCGCCCCTGTGGAAACGGTGAAAAAGGTTGAGGAAAAGCCCGCCGTTATCAAGACCGAAACCATTTACCGCAAGGTCGGTGAAAAGGTCGTGATCGTTCCCGTTGAGTCTGGCAAGAAGTCCAAGTAAGGAGCCCCACCCATGCAACGGATTGCGCTGATGGCTTTGCTGGTACTCACCCCCGGGCTGTTCGCCGGTCCGTTCGGTCTATTCGGCAGACGGGGAGGTTCCAATGGAAACAATGGAGGGCAAGCCGTCCCGTCTGCTGAATTTTCATCCGCTCAAGGCGTGGCCAATCACATGGCCAGAATCTTGAGGATTGGGCATTTCGGGGGCAATCTCGGGTATGAGGGCGTCGGTTGCGGATCAACGCCCCAGCAAGCCGAAATGTCCTGTTGCTACCGCAACCGCTGGCAACCGCGGGAAGTCGGGATTGCCCAAGGGTCAAACGGCCTTTGGTACGCTTGCTGCCGATACTGACGGACAATGTCCGTGATCTGATTGTTCCGGGCATTCAACCCTGTCATCCCCACCGATGGCAGGGTTGGTTCTTTCAGGGTGACACATGGCCAAAATCAACGCAAAGGATTTGAGCAGGGCCGGGATGACTGCCGAGCTTTATGACGCTGATGGGAAAAGGCTTCCCCAGATGACTGTGTCCGTGGATACCGAAACGGGGGAGTATTCCTATTACGAGAATGGCCCGGATGGAAAACTAAACTATTGGCTCGGGATCAAGCCATTTACGCCGGTTGAGTACATCGGCCAAGCCAAGTTGCCGCTCAGGGTGTTGATGAAAAAAAAGGAGGGCTGACGCATGGAAGCGTTCACGGATGCGAGGCGCGGGGAAATACAGGATCGTTTGAACGGTTGTATTGATCCGATCCTGAAACATGACATTTTATGTTTGTTGGCCCATATTGATTCCCTGACAAGCCAAAACGACAAGCTGGAAAAGATCGTCCATGAATACGACAGATCATGCCTTAAATGGTGAGATGACCGAATATCAGAAAGGATTGGTTGAAAAGAATCTGGCGCTGGTCCCGTTTGCCATGCGCCAATTCTCGCCCCCTTCCGGGATGGATTCTGATGAATGGTATTCAGAATTGCTGTTCATCTTGTGCCGTTCAGCGATGGCGTTTGAGCCGGAGCGCGGGTTCCAGTTCTCGACCTATTTCATGAACACCGTCAGATTCACGAAGAAAAATATCCTGCGCTGGAATTACAACCTGAAACGGGACATCCGCAGGAATATCCCGCTTGGCGAAGAAGAATGCCAGATCGGCGGCGATGATTTTGACCCGGCAGCCAGACTGCAAAATCTGGAAGCTTGCAAGCAATACAAGGAATTGATCAATCTTTTGCCGTTAAAGGATTGGGTGAAAATCGCTGAGCTTAAGGGGGAGGGATACAACCACAGGGAAATAGGCCGTATGATGAAACGGTCAAGGAACAGCATCGGCAATTCATGGCTGAGCGCCGTGGATTACATCCGAAAACATATCAGGGCCAAGAATATGGAAATGGCCGTATGAGAGATGAAACTGTGATCTGGTATGTGTGGCAGCGATGGACGATCACCGGACATTGGGCGACGATGTGCGTCACCTGATAGCCGAGTTTGATTTGCCGATCCCGCCCAGCACCAACCACATTTGGCGCGGTGTGGGGAGACGGATTCACAAGTCCAAAAAATATCAGGCATGGCTGACGGAATCAGATGCCGCCATCCTTGTTCAGGAATGCAAAATCCACCAAGCCCGACGCCCGGTCAAGGTTCTGATATTGATCACCCCCGGGAAGGGTTGGCGATCCAATCGCGATCTTGACAACTGCGCCAAGCCAATCCTTGATTATCTGGTTGCCCGCGGTTGGCTTGAGGATGATTCATGCCAGTTCGTCCGGGAAGTCACCGTTCGGCTAAATGATTCGGCGGCAAGCATGGCCTATGCGACCGTGTCACTTATCCAGTAGAGGGGGAATCCGTCATGCCATTTGCAACCATTTCCACATCGGCTTCCGGTGACACAACGCTTGTGGCCGCCCAACCCGGACGAAAAATCCGAGTGGTGTCCTATACCGTGATTGCCGCGGGTGATGTGTCGGTCAAATTCAAATCAGGTTCCACCGACATCACCGGGGCCATGCCATTGACCACAAACGGCGGTGCCGCCCCATCCGGAGCCGGTCTTGCCCCCAGCGGTTTTGCTGGCCTGTTTGAGACTGCTTCCGGGCAAGCATTGATTATCAACCTGTCTGCCGCCGTGGCTGTCGGTGGTCACCTGACCTATCAAGCCCTGTAACAATGGCCGCCCCCACGCCGGGAAGCTTTCTGAAATTCTTCCAAGCTGTCTTCAAGGGGGCAGCCCAAGGCGCTGGTAATATCCTTGTTTCTGCAAGTCAGGCGCTTGCCAGATTGGGCGCTCGGTTGCAGCGGATTGGAGCCCCGGGGAAGCAGGGGTTCCAGCCAAAAGCACCAACAGTCAAACCATTCCAGCCGCCCAAGCCGTCAGCCGTCCCGCCAAGGCCCGGAAGGACTGTTCCCGGGGCTGCTCCGGTTCAGCAATACACGGACGGGCTGGATTTTGCCGTCCGATCAAGCTGGATTGCCGGAATCAATTTCAGGCCGCTTGGGGGCAGAACAGACGCCGTCAATCTGGCAATGGTTCCGGGGCGATTGAGTTCTGCCGTGAATGTCCGGCAGTACCTGATGGAACGAGGCGATCTGACGATGATCGTCATCAATCCATCCAGAAACAACCCGGGGGGCCGTTACACTTATCCCCGCGTTCCCCGAAAGGTGATGAATGACATGATCATGGCTCCATCTAAGGGCCGATTCTATTGGTGGGGATATGGCGGATCGGTCGGCTTGAGGAATTACAGCAACCGGGCATCTATCGGGCGTAGGATGAGATCAGCCGGGCGGTTCTTGATCAGGAACCCCAGATCACCCGCCGGGCGCTCTCGCTCCCGGAGTAGCTAATGTCAGCAAGCAACCCTGAAAAACCATACCCACCGCATCCGGAATGCGGATCGTGGGATTGGCTCAACGAAGCCCATTGCGCCTATGTTGAGGGCAAATTTGAAAAGGCTTTGGTTGCCGCCGTGCTGTTTCATTCCGAGTCGGTTGAGGCATTGCGCTTGCTGCTTCTTGAGGGGGCCAAGGCAATCAATGTCGAGCCTTTGGGTGATGATCAAGTCAAGGGGTGACCGATGGGAATCCATTTTTCAGGGTTTGAACTGAAAGCCAACCTTGACCTGTGCATGAACCGGATGGCGCATATCGTCAATTCCGGGCATGATGATGACGCCATCCGCGCCGCTGACATTCTTTCCAACATCTGTTTATCCATCATTGAATCGGGCGAGCATTGCGATTTGGAAGATGATCCCGATCCTGATGAGGATTGATGATGCCCGGATGGTGGACAATTCAAGACATTGAACCTCATGTCCATCGTCTGGTGGTGGATGTGGGCAACCCGATCCAAAAGCGCCGAATCCTTCACATGGCTGATTGCCATTGGGATTCCAAGAAATGCGACCGGGCATTGCTTGCCAGCCATCTGGACAAGGCCAAGGCTGAAGGCGCTCCCGTCCTCATCTATGGCGACTTCTTTGATGTTATGGGTGGCAAATACGATCCGCGTTCCAGCAAGTCGGAACTGAGGGAGGAATTGCTAGTCGGGAATTATCTGGATGAGGTGGTGAAACAAGCCGCCGATTGGCTCAAGCCTTGGGCTGAAAATATCGCATTGATCAGCCTCGGCAACCATGAAACATCCATCACCAAACGCCATGAAATCAATCTGCTTGATCGATTGGTTTATGCCATCAAATCAGCCAATCCGAAATGCGAAACGCAACTGGGGAAGTATTGGGGATTCGTGAATCTGGTGTTCCACCAGCAACGCAACCAGAAACGATCTGTATCCCGTACGCTACATTTTTCACATGGCTACGGGGGGGGTGGCCCTGTGAGTCGGGGCCTGATAGACCATTCCCGGACACGCTCGCAATATTTTGCCCACTATTACCTGTCGGGCCATGTGCATTGGAAAAACACCGATCAGAATGTCATTGCCCATTTAAGCCGATACGGGAAGCTCCAGCGGTCCCAGCAACATTTCATCCGATGCGGGCCGTACAAGGATGAATACGACGGCTGGCACGCTGAACAGGGCCGGTCATTCCGTCCGCTAGGCGGCTGGTTCACCGAACACGAGTTGAGCCGAACAAAAGGCAATATGGAATACTTGAGCCGGGTTGTGGAACCGTGATGGGTATAATATTTTCCAATGGATATATAAATGACCAATTGGAATAATACGCATGAAAAGAAAGACTAAACCGCTCAAGTTGAATGAGGACTATATAAAAGCAATCTGCGATGCAATCAGGATTGGTTGCCCGTGGATAGTTGCTGCCCAAGTGGCAGGGATATCCAGAAAGACGCTATACAACTGGAAATCCAATCAATCCAAAGGCCCGCTTAATATTCGTTTGCGGGCTGAGATGAAAAAGGCTCAAGCCGAGTTTATCCAGAATAATCTGAAAAAGATTGAAGCTGCATCCAAGCAGAACTGGCAAGCTGGCGCATGGGTTCTGGAAAGGCGTCACCCGGAATGGTTTGCAAAGATTAACGAGCGAACGGATTTGGATGAACTTCGGAAGGAACTGAAGGCAATCAGAAATGAACTTGCAACGAATGCTCAAGCAAGCCAAGAAGCTCAGAAGCCAAATCCCAAAAAAGGAAAAGATCGTACATGAAACGCCGATTGATTACGCCCGGGCAAAAGGGCTGTATCTGACGCCACAACAGGAAGAAATCTGCCGGGCGATTGTGACGCCCCCGTATTCCGTTCTGGTTCGGGCTGCCCACTCGGTTGGAAAGACCTTTATCTCAGCTTTAATCGCATCGTGGTTTTATGATCGATTCAATCCGGGAATCTGTTTGACCACCGCGCCGACCTTGAAATCGGTCAAGGATTTGCTGTTCCGGGAATTGCGCCGGATCAAAGCTGATGATCCCAATTGGCTGCCCAAGGCAACCCGGCTGGAATCTTCACCAGATCATTGGATTGACGGCCTGACAGCGTCCAAGGGCGATTCATTCCAAGGCCGTCACATGGATCACCAGATGATCGTTTTTGACGAAGCCGCGGGCATAGATGCTGTATTCTGGGATCGGGCAAAAACGATGGTGGAACCGAACCGCCCCGGGCATTATTTCTTGGCCATCTACAACCCCTATGACATTTCATGCCCCGCTTATCTGGCAGAATCTTCCGGGCAGCACACCGTGTTGGAAATGTCTGCCCTTCAACACCCTAATGTGACAACCGGACAGGAAAAGGTTCCCGGGGCAATCAGCCGACCAACCGTAGACGCCCGAGTCCGGGAAGAATGCCGGTTGATTGAGCCCGGGGAGGAAATGCCCAACAATGCGTTTGATTGGGCCGGTCAATGGTATGAGCCGGAATCTCCGTTGTTTGAGGTTCAGGTTTTGGGCAGATGGCCCAGCCGTTCCGTTGCGTCCGTATGGTCTGAACGGGCATTGCAAGCCTTACAACAGCCAATCCAGATGAACCCGGCATGGCTGGTTCAAATCGGATGCGATCCGGCCCGATTCGGTGATGATCGCACGGCGGTCTGCGTTCGCAAGGGCCAAAACATCATCCACATGGAATCCCACCGCGGTTGGAACCTGACAATGGTTGCTGACCGTCTGAAGGAACTTTGCATCAAATACGCCCAACCCGGACAGGACGCCCGACAGATTCCCGTTCTGATTGATGCCGCCGGGCTTGGGGCCGGTCTGGTTGACATGAAAGGCCGAACCAACGATCGGTTTAATTTCGTGGAAATCAATTCAGCCTTGCGATCCCGTTACGAGGGCGATTTCCCCAACTTCCGGTCTGAACTGTGGTTTTCATCATCCGACCTTGCTGATGCCGAACAAATATCAATTGCCATGCTGCCGGAAGATATTCGCAATCAGTTGATGTTAGAATTGAAACAACCCGTGTTCACGCTGGACAGCTTGCAACGGCGCATGGTGGAACCCAAAGCGATGACCAAACGCCGGTTGAAAAGCTCGCCAGACCTTGCGGACGCGTTCAATCTGGCTTGCTTGATCCAAGGGCAGAATGGGTTTACTGAACGGATTATGGGGCGGGTTTGATTGCTCATTTACATATTGAGGGGGATTGTATAAATGAGCGACTCAAAACCGGCTGACGGGCCAAAGAAAATCAGCGAGAGCATGGACCTATACGCGTCCATGCCCTATTTCCCGTACATGGACACCCGGGATTTGTTTGCCGAGGTTGGCCCATACGGGTTCCTTGACGGTGTTCCCCAACAATACATGACCCGCCGGGATAACCGGATGGCGGGCGAATTGCTGCCCTTGTACATCAACTGGTGGCAACTCAAGATCATTCGGGATCGTTCCCGGCAGATTGCCCGGAACAATGAATTTGCCATCAGCGCGATCAACGCCCACAGAAACTATGTGGTCGGGACAGGGTTCACTTACACCGTCCAAGCCCGATATGACGGGGCCAATCTGGACTTGATCAAGAAAACTCAGGATTTGGTTGACCTGTTGGTTGAACACAACCGGATGCCTGAAATTGAATCAGAAATCATCTATCGGTTGCACGCTGACGGGGAAGCGTTCTTGCGGTTCTTTGCCGGTTCGGATGGATTGCTTCGCATTCGGTTTATCGAGCCTGAATTGATCCGCCCCCCGGCTGATGACACCACTCCCAACAATTCATTCGGCATCAAATGCGATGACGACGATATTCACGACATCACCGGGTATTGGGTGATTGAACGCCCTTGGTTTGATCTGACGCCAACGCTGGTTCCAGCCGATCAGATTTTGCATCTGAAGATCAACAGCGAATCCAACAGCAAGCGAGGGCTCCCGACGATTTACGCCGTTGAATCCAATCTGCGGGCTGCCGAGGATGTGTTGCAATCAATGATTGCATTGGCCAAGGCCCGGTCAAAGATTGCCGTGATTCGCAAGGTGAATGACAGCCCGCCTGATGCGATTGCTGAACTTGCCCGGACGGCAACGGATTTCACGGTGACTGATCCGGTTCAGGCTAGAAGCACAAATATTAGCCACATGGGATACGGATCGATCCTGACAACTACCGGGAATGTGGGATACGAGTTCCCGAGCCTGAATGTCGGTTCCGGCGATCTGGTGGAAACGCTCAACGCCAATTTGCGGGCGATTGCTTCCCGGTTTGGCATCACCGAAACCATGATGAGCGCTGACGCCTCAAACAATAACTATGCTTCCGCTTTGGTTGCCGAGGCTCCCGCGGTCAAGACATTTGAGCGTATGCAACGGATGCTGGGCCAAGCCATTGGCGAGCGCCGGACACGCCCTGAGCGTTCGTTGATTTGGAACCAGATCGCCCACGCCGTGAATATGGGAATGCTCCCCCGGGATGTGTTTGAACAAGTTACCATTCGGGCCAAGGGGCCGTCGCTGGTCAGCCGGAACCGCAACGAAGAAGCATCGGTGGCCAAGCAGTATTACGACATGGGCTTGTGGTCACCCCAGACGATCACCGCGGACAGCGGCAAGAATTACGAGGAAGAACAGCGCAACATTGCCAAGTCCCGAGAAGAATCCGCAAAGAATCCGATGCTGTCCAATCCCAATCCCGGGATTGAGCCGCCAGCAATGGGCGATCAATCAACAGATTTGCCAAAACAGGCCGATGGGCCTGATCAAGTTCAAGACACCGCGTTAAATGGCGCTCAAGTAACATCCTTGGTTGATTTGGCCACACAGGTTGCCCAAGGTGCTTTGCCATTGGAAACGGCACAAGCGATTGCGTCTGCGGCGTTCCCTGCCGTTTCAAAGGAATTGATTGGCCAAATATTTGATCCTATTGAACCCAATCCGGCTGCTAGCGGGAATATTTCAGAAGCCGAAAAGTATTCCCACATTGATTTCAGCCCGCCGGAAGGTGTCCGCAAAGCTGCCGCCCGGGGATTGGAACTTCGCAAGAAGCATGGCAGGGGTGGAACCGCGGTTGGCGTTGCCCGGGCTCGCACGCTGTCCAATGGGCAGAAAGTCACCCCCGAAACCGCCAAACGGATGCACAGTTATTTCGCCCGGCACGAGGTGGACAAGCAGGGGGAAGGATGGGGAGAAGATTCAGCCGGGTATATTGCTTGGCTCCTGTGGGGCGGTGATGCTGGCAAATCGTGGTCTGCCAAACTGGTTAAGCAGATTGATGCGGCAGACAAAAAGGAAGGGATTGAGATCGTAGGACCGACTGGAACTTATGACGGGGCGGTTCCTGAATCAGAGATGGATGACAAGATCAGCAACAAAATCAAGCTTCTCATGGATGAGGGCAAACCCCAACAGCAAGCCGTGGCAATCGCGTTGAGTATGGCCCGCCGGGGGGAACTGTGATAGCCCGGAACACCATTGGAACCACCCCGATGGATGAGTCTGAAATCCTGAAATACCAGCCATTGGTTCACCACATGGCTAGGTGGTTCATTGGCCGATACAGGCGCAAGACCACATACGAGGATTTGTGTCAGGCTGGATGGTTGGGATTGCTCAAGGGGCTGAAAAATTACGATCCGACCCGGGGGATCACGCTGGGCGCTTATTCCCGCACATGGATTTGGGGTTCCATGTATCGGGAAGCGGTGGGACGCAAGAAGGCCGTCATTGAGACAAAGGTTGGCTTGCCAGCCGGGTTGGAGGCCATCAACGATTGCAGCGTGGATTTACGGGACGCCGTTGCCAGTCTGCCCCCGGCAGCCGCGGCATTCGTCCAGATGCTTTGGCATGAGGGGGAAACCCCTGAAACCGCTTGCGCTCGGTTGGGCATGATTTTTGTGGAACCACGGGCTGTTTTGGCAGAAATTCAGGATTTGATCAAGGAGGCGGTCATTTATGGAAGTGATGAGCCAGATTGTTTCCATCCATGAGGAACGCAACCCCCTCCCGACCGGGGCGGGGGATGCTCCCATGATCAAGGGCGTGAAAGTCCTTGGGGTTGAATCCAAGAATGGACGCAAATACCCCGTTGAGGTGATGCGTAAAGCCCTTGAGAAATACGATGGGGCAATGGTCAACATTGACCATCCCAAGGGGGATGAGCCCCGTTCGTATGAGGATCGATTCGGTCGGCTGGTGAATCCCCGGTTGGAAGCAGACGGGATTTACGCTGACCTGTCCTACAACCCCAAGCATCCCCTCGCGGAAGGCTTCGCATGGTGGGCGGCTAATGACCCGTCCGCTGTCGGCCTCAGCCACAATGCCCAAGCCCGGACGAAACTGAACCGGGAAGGCGTGGAAGAAATTGAGGAAATCGTTGAGGTTACTTCGGTTGATCTGGTGGCAGAACCAGCAACCACCGCGGGGCTGATGGAGTGTGTTATGAAGGCAAAATCCATTGTGGAGGCCAAGCAGCCAAGGCAAATGTCTTTGTCTGAGTTGAGGAATGCTGAGAATAAGTTGAAATCCAAAGATTCCCAATTGAATGACAAGATTATTGCAAAGGGCTGGGGCAATCTTTCATATTCTGAATTGCTTTCAAAACACGGAAGCGATCCAGATGTTTCGGCTCAAAAAAAACTACAGGATGAATTGAGCGAGATTAGATATCAAATTGATCGACGCGGCAAAGGTTACAAGCCAGAGAAAGAATCCATGAAAGAAGAAGACAAAGTCATCCCCAAGCCAAAGCCGCGGGTGGAGGCGGGGAAAGTTCCAAGCTCTGAGGTTAGCGAACTTTTCAGGAAAGTTCTGATTTTTCAGAACAATCTGAAAAAGTTAAAAGACGGTCCTCAGATGTTTAACGATTTGTACAAATCAATGTACCCGCTTTTTGATAAGGCCGGTCCAAAAACAAAATCCAAGCTTAACGATTTGTACACGGCAATTGCTGACAGATTCCCCGGGCCGGGAGCCATGCAAGCCGTTGAGAAGAATACGCAAGCTCTATTGGATTTCTTGAGGAATGTTCAGGATATTTCTGAGGGTGATCCAACCAAGGAGGCTGATGGCATGGAAGAACCAGAATTGTTCCCGGTCCAGAAAGAGGATGGGGAAGAAGGCGGCTATGAGGATTCCATCAAGGATCAGGTTGGCGACATCGTGATGGACGATTCGCTGGGAGCCGAAGAAAAGGTGGCCAAGCTGCTTGCCCTGATGGGCCAAGGCGGCGAGATGGAAGCGGATGACGCTGAATCCGCCCCGGACATTGAAGAAGCCGATATGTCCGATGATGAGGAAACTGAAGAAGCCGAAGATGAGAAGGAACCCGAAAAGACTGAGGAGTCTTTGAGGCGGAAACCTTCCCCGGCGCTGGCCCGAATCCTTGAGGAAGTGGACGCTTACCGCGCCCGGGATCGTCGGGAAAAATCAATTGATGAGGCCCGCAAGGCGTGTGAGGAAGCCGCCCTTCCCAAGTATGCGATCACCGAAGCATTCCTTGGGATTCTGGCGGATTCCAAAAAGGCAAACTGGAAGAATCTCCTTGAAGACCGTCGAAGGGTGATCTTCCGTGGCGAGAAGCCGATTTCGGTAGTTCCCGCTGATGGAAAGTTGACGGTCGATTCCTTGGTTAAGGCTTTGCGTTCCTAATAAGGAGGTTTGATCCATGCCTGTTTCTCAGTACCAATTCGGCAACACCAATCCGACGATTGCCACCGTCGCCACCGCCAAGGCGGTTGCTGTCGGTGACATCGTGGGAATGTCCAGCGGAACCCTTGTCAAGGCTTCTGATGAGACTTGGGACACCAACCTTGCCACCACCCAAACGAACTTTGTGACGAAGTTCCTCGGTGTGTCCGGTCAGCAAAAGGACGCCAATGTCGCCCGGGTGTTCGGCAACGCCACCGACAATGTCATCCGAGTTGACGCGGGCGGCGTGTTCACCTTTGATTGCGCCTCGGCAACTTTCGAGGTGGGCGATCTGGTCGGTTGCGCCAAGCAATCCGGCAACGCCCTTGAGGATCAGAAGGTCGTTTCCGTTGCCTCGGAAGCCCTTGCCATTGGCAGGGTTGTTGAGCGCGGAACCTCGATCACCCGAGTGAAAATCCAGATTCTGAGCAAGCTCAACCCGCTGGCTCGCCAGTCCTAACCAAACACACAAGGAGGTTTTTCCAATGTCGATTGAATTCAAGCTCAAGCAAGTTTGCGAGCAGAACGGCGTTCAGGCGACCGTTAACACGCTTAAGGAAGCCATCGCGGACAAGAAGATCACCCCGAGTGATTTCTCCCTGCGCCGCATGGCCGAGGCGTTCATCGGTCACAACTGGCACGATGTCCTTGAAAACCGGATGACCCGGGTTCAGGAGTCCAGCGAGGCGGTTTCCGCTTCTCTGTTCACCGCAATCACCGGACAGCTTTTGGTCAACGAAATCAAGGAAAAGTACCAGCTGGCCAGCTTCATTGGCGACCAGTTGGCCACTACTGTTCCGGTGACCAATGGCAACCTTGGAACCCAGAAGGTTCCTTACTTGTCCGATGTGCGTGACCTTGGCGAGAAACTGGAGGAAGGCGAGCCCTACCCCCAGACCCAATTCGCCGGTCAGTACATCACCTATCCGGGCGTTGAGAAGCACGGACGCATCTGCGCCGTGTCAATGGAGGCCATCTACTCCGATCTCACCACCCAGATTCTGGATTCGGCCCGGTCGGTCGGTACTTATCTGGGCCTGACCCGGGAGTACAAAATCCTGCAAGTTGTGCTGGGCGTGACCAACAATCACAGTTGGAACGGAACCAGCTACAACACCTACCTCACCACGGGCAGTTGGGTTAACACTCTTGCCACCTACTCCCTGACCGACTGGACATCAATCAACAGCCTTGAGCAGTTGTTTGTGAACATGGTTGATCCTGTGACGGGCTATCCGATCCTGATCGAGCCCAAGCAGATGCTGGTGATGCCCGCTCTGAAGTATCAGGCGCGGTCCATCGTCAACGCAACCGAGGTTCAGCGCGGCAACTACGCCACCACGGGCGAGCCTGTCCGCACACAGGCATCCAACCCCTTGGATCGGGATTATCAAATCCTGACCAGCCCCCATGCCCTCAAGGCGCTGACCGATAGCGGCGTGACTGCGGCGAATGCCAACGGCCGCGTCTATCTGGGCGACTTCAAGAAGGCGTTCGTCTGGCGGGAAGCGATGCCCCTCAAGGTGGTTGAGGCTCCCCCGTTGAACCCGCTGGAGTTCAATCAGGATATCGCTTTGGCCGTCAAGGCTTCGTGGATGGGTGTCGCGGGCGTCCGTGATCCCCGCTTCGTGGTTCTCGGCAAGGAGTAATCCTAAATGGCCCGCCCCCGTAAAGAGCGGGTTGAAGCGGAATTCAAGCCGGTGGTCAGCGAGATGCTGGCCCCGGCTTTGCCCGCAGATACCCAACCGATCGTCACCGAATCCAAGAAGGTTTGGAAGATCGGCCTATCCCATCTGCCCGATATGGAAATTGAGGCTGACTCACAGGGCGAGGCCATCAACGCATACAATGCGTCAATGGGCATCACCTCAACCGAACACGCCTACAGGGTGTCCTAATGGCGCTTGCTGATGACATTGCCGCTTTGGCCACCCAGCGAACCAATTTGCTGGCGGCTTTGACTGCGGACAGCGTAAGCCCCCAACCGAGCTATTCGGTGGGGGGCCAGTCTGTTTCCCGGACGGAATGGCGGGAATCCTTGCTCCGTCAAGTCGGGGAATTGAACCGCATGGCTCAAATCCTGTCTCCACAGGAAATTCGTTCCCAAATTTACTAGGTGACGAATGCCCACCCTTGATATTTCCGGTGATTGGGCGGTTTTTGACAACACCCAGACCGTCACATTGCAGAATCAGGATGGCATAGCCATCACGGTTGAAAACGCCCTTCAGCAGGGCGTTGACACCATCCTGAGCGATACAGGCGATGGGACGCTTGGTTATCGAACCTTTTGCATCTGGAACCTGTGGCGGGACAAGCTGATTGTCACCGACCAGATCGTCTGGCAGGGTTCCACAACCGATTATCTTTTGGCTGACACGGATTCGGTGATCCTGACGGGTTCCAATGGCGTTGTTTATCAGCCCCAACTAAATGGATCAATCACCGATCAGAACGGTACTAAGTGGTTCATATCGGCTGTCAATCACGATGTCTGGGGAAACAAATACCAGCTTGAATGCGAGGCGCAAGCCGGGACGCCCGTTGAGGACATTGACCTCCCATGAGCGTTTACTTTGACATCCTGAGCGCATTGAAGACCCGGGTTGAATCTGCGGTCACGACCAGCGCAACGGTTGCCCTTCGCAAGCGTCCGGTCATGCTGACGGGCGATCCCTTCCCGATGGTGGTCATTTCCCCGAGCGAGGATGGGGAGATCATTGAACAGGAAGCATTCAATCTAAAGGTTGCTTACATCTACCCGGTTGTGGTCGTGATGTATCTTGCCGGGAACAGGGATCAGGATTTGGATGTCCAAGGATATTTGGCTTTGCGCCAGACGATCCGAAACGCGATCTATCAGCCCCTGTTGGGCGGGGCCGGAACGGTGTACGACACGCAATTGAACATGGGCGGGCCATTTATACAGATAGAGCAGCGTGCGACCGTTGAACTCACAACATTCCGGGCCAATTTCCTGAGCGACGAAACGAGGGTTGCATAATGGCGCTTTCTCACAATGTTGGAATCACCTTCAGCAACTCGGGCGGCCCGAATCTGAATTTCACGGCAAGCCAGACCGCTGACGGGGCGTCAGCCGCGGAAGTGGTCATTGCCCCTGCCGCTTCTGCGTTTACGGTGATCTTCCCGATTGATGCCAGCCAAGTGAAGTCAATCGTCATGTGGGCAGATGCTGCCATGACGGTCTTGACCAAGAATAGCGGCGGCAGCACGGTGAACACCTTTGCGCTGGTGGCCAACAAGCCATTGATCTGGCAAGACGGGTTCCCGACCAGCAATCCAATCTCGGGTGATTGTGCGACGCTTGCTGTCAGCAGCACCCCGGGCGGTAATCTTTATGTCTATGTGCTTGAGGATGTGTAATGGCACTAGACTTCGCCAATGTATCCATCTCGGCGGCTTGGCAGCAAACCAAGGCCAATACGGGATACCAGCCGACTGTTCAGGGGCCGGATAGCCTTGCCCTGAACACGGTTTACACGGTTGGATCGTCTGCCGCCAACAGCATCTATGTCGCTCAAGGAACATTGGCGGCGGCTGCCAGCGCGACGATTGACCTGTATTCATTCACCGACCAGCTTGGGCAGTCCGTCCAGATGGTTCGGGTTTATGCGATCATTGCCAAGGCCACAACGGACAGCCTGAAAATTGAGCCCGGGGCCAGCAATCCCTTGACATGGTTCTTTAGCGGGACAAGCCCGGCGATCACTATCCCGGCTGGGGGCGGGTTCTGCTTCAGTCAGGCAACCGCGGCGACCGTCAGCAGCACAGTTCGCAACATCAAAATATCCAACCCCGGATCGGTCACAATGACCTATAACATCGCGATCATCGGAGGCCCGTGACATGGCTTACTATGCCGGTAAAAACGCATCGATCACCATCGGCGGGGTTCTGTACCCGATGGATACTTGGTCGCTGGATGACACCGCGGAAACGGTGGATGTGACCAATTTCACTACCAATGGCGAGATCGCCTTGATCGCCGGGGTGACGGGCGGGACCATGTCCACTAGCGGGCCTTATACAGGGCTGACGCCGACTGTCGGAGCAACCGGGCTGATCACCTTTGATGTGGGCGGTGGTGGCGGGGCGGCTACCCGCAGGATCATCCTTACCAGCGTCAAGAAGAATACGGCGGTCAAGGATAAAGCAACCCTTGAGCTTTCCGGTTCCATCACCGCTGTCTGATAGGTGATGAATGGCCGCGCCTCTTGCAGCCCTTTACGGAAGAAATGCCCGCCTCGTCTACGGCACATCGCTGGAGCTTGAGGCGTATTCATACACGCTGCAAGTTGACGCGCCAACGGTGGACACCACCAACATTTCCATCTATCAGGAGCAAGTTGACTGGCCCATTCAATTGGCCCGGTTGACGCCGTTGATTCCCACCATGACGAACCTTGCCGGTCAGAAGCGCCGGTACATGGAATTCGGAACGCCCCAGCAAGTCACATTCGGCGGGATGCGCCGGGCAAAGATTTCCCTAACCGGGATTTGCACGGCTGAGACATCAACGCCCCATGTTGGCAACTATGCCCGCATTTTGCTGACGCATGGCGTGGCGTTTGGAACATCCGGCGTTGTGACGGTTCCGGCAATCATTTCCCAATTCACCATTGATCAGAATGTTAAGGGGTACATGAAATGGTCGTGTTCCGCTGATTCAACGGGGGATTTTGACATCACGCAAGTTTAAGGAGGCATCCCACCATGCCTATGCGAACGGTTTCCGAGACGATCGGGACACAGGCTCAAGGATTGGTATTCGAGGCCAAGGATGGCCACAGGCACAAGGTCGCGCCGCTCAACCTGAAATTGATGGGCCGGTTTGAAAAGTGGCTGGAAGGTCGGGCGCTCAAGTCAATCATCGATCATCGGGACATTCTGGGATCATCTTTTCAGGAATCCATTTCCGCGGTGAGCGCCGATATTATCGCCGGGCGTTATGCGTTCGGCGGGCCGGATTGCCAGCGAGCGTTGCAGTCCATCCCCGGGATGATTGCCCTTGTGGGCCTGATGCTAGGCGTTGATGAAATCAGGGCCAAGTATCTGGTGGAAAACGAGTCTGAATCCCTCAAGGTGGTGATGGATCAGATGATCCAAGAATCCATGCCGAGGCGGGAGGGAAACGGGGAGACGGAGACGGAGGGGGCGACATAGTTCCCCATTGGCCGCAGATGGTGGCAACGCTTGTGGATGAGCCGTATCTGTTGACGATGGAACAGTTGGCAGAACTCACCCCCCGGCAGATTTTGGGCATTTACTTTAGAAAGAGAGACCCAAAAGGGAATCCGTTGCCGTTGCCGTATGCGTTTGATGATGGCGAATCAGAAAAGCAACAAGCGATCCGGTTTTGGATGGCCAACGGCAAGACCGAAGAAGAAGCGAGGGAGATGATCTATGGCAGCCGGTGATGCAGCAATGATGCAACTGGCCCAGACATTTTCCAACCTCGCACAAAGCGCGGTGGTGGGATCAACTGCCCTTGGGAAATTGGGTTCTGCCGCGGCTAACCTTGGAACAAAGTTCCTTGGGATGGAAAACGCATTCGGGAAGTTTTCCCGGGCAGTCGCCGGATTATCTGTGAGTTTTGTTGCGGCTACCGCAAGCCTTGCCAAGGCTCCCTTGGATGTGTTCGGGGGATTGACGGACGCATTTGGCGGGATCATTTCCATAGCTGAAAAGTTTGCCGGGGCATTGAATCCGGCCATTGTTGAACAATTGCAACTAGCATTTGATGATTTGTTTGCCGTGGTTGGGCGTCTGTTTATCCCCATCATGGCGGCGGCGGTTCCCATCGTCCGCCTTTTTGCTGATGCGATGGTTCCCGTGGTTCAGGCATTGATGCCGACATTCAAGCTGTTGGCTGACGCAATTATGAACATTGCTGGCCCTGTGATCGGGATATTTTCCGGGCTGTTGACTGCGCTTGCTCCCCAGTTTGAATTGTTGGCTGGATGGCTGGGCCAATTGGCGGGAGTGATTGGCCAAGGATTGTTTCAATACATAGACGCTTTGGTTCCGCTGTTTTCCGCATTGATGGAAGTAGTCGGGATGCTAATGCCACCGATCACCGATTTGATCGGGGCCATGTTTGCCTTGGCCGTCCCATTGATGCAGATCATTGTTCCGCTTTTGATCCCTGCCCTGAAAATGCTGGCATTCGTGGTTGGCAAGGTGATCGAGGCGCTTTCTTATTTGATCGGCAAGGCAGCTCAAGGTTTGCGGATGATTGCTCCGACGCAAACCGGCCCGGGCTTGAAGATTCCAGAAATCACGCCCGGAGCATCCCGCGGGGCTGCCGCAAAGGGAGCCCAATTCACGGGGTTTGCCGAGTTCGGGCAGCAACTGATGCAAGCCAGCT